GGGCCGGCTGTGAGGGTAATCGGGGCAGTAGGCTCGGACGGCTACCCGCTAACAGCACGGTTAGAGTATCAAGATTGGTTTATAGCATGGACTGAATATCCGGCTGATTCTGCTGAGAGAGACGCTCTACTAAAGTTCGCTGGATGGTTCAGTTACGAGTTATAAACTGCTGTAGGTAACAAATAACACAGGTAGTCTATACTGCTATCAAGGAGGTGATGTAATGGATGAGGATTTTGAATTAATCTTAGCTGTGGCAGAAGATGCCGCAAATAATACAGAGGCGTTTAATAAAGCTAAAGAAATATCTCTGTATTTGGTAGACAGGATTCAAAAGGAATACTCAAAGGCCCAGGGACGATCTATTGTTCTGGGTCTTTTGTTAGCCGCACTTGCGATTATACAGGTGCGGAGAATCAACAAGTTACATTAAAAGTAAATAAAAAAGAAGGCAAGACGAAATAAAATGCTTGACAGCAGTATCCTCTTCTGCTATAATACTATTAGAAGGAGGTGCCGTGCGTGGTTGTTAAAATGTATGCGCCGGTGGACGAGGATACTCACCGGAAACTAACCGAGCTTGCAGTAGATCGAAGGATTCCGTTGTATCAGTTGCTCCAGGCTATCATGATATGGGCAGGTGATCGAAGTGCCCAAGATCTTATTGGGCTTGGTGTCAATCTCCCAGTCTATGCGAATGAGCTTGGACCCCAGCCTGGTAAAAATAGTAAGTAGCTCTCACGTTGTTATCAAAGCAACAAAGGGAGCTATTACTATCTCGGGGAGTCCTTTAGACTGCGTGTTCTGCGGTTCTTTGGCTGAACATACAGTCGAGGGCAGGGGAGTATGCAGTACTTGTGCGAAGGGATCTAAACGACTTCTATAGCTGGTGGGGTGGCGTGCTAACGCACGTGCGAAACGTCCCTATTGTAAAAATCCTGCGTCGGTCGTGCCCTGGGGATGTGCTGTTCGACCGCCCCCACTAGCTTTATCTTTAAAAAGAAAGGAGGTAACAGTCCTGTGAATCATCTCAGTAGTTTCTTCACTGTGAGAGAAGTTGCGGATAGACTAGGTGTCACTAAGAGCGCTATCTATAACTGGTTAGATAGAGGATTGATTCGTGGTGTCAGACTAGTCGGAACTTGGAGGATCGATCCGGATGACTTAGACACATTTATAAAAACTAGTTGGAATGACTTCGGGGAGGAATCACGGTGAATGTAATAGGTGTTGATCCAGGAGTAACCACGGGGATTGCAGTATGTTCATACAAGAAATACCCTGTGGGAGATTACACATTCTCGCTAAAAAGCATATCGTCTATTCAGATACCACTTACAGTGGACTACTCAGACTACATCGCACGACAAATTGTAAGGTATCGTCCAAAGATACTTGTTGTAGAATCTGTGGTGCAGTCTGGGCACTTGAGTCGAGAGAAGGTCACTCAAATTAGGGCGCACGACCGGGCTATCGTAGTAGCCCAGTCGAGGAATATAAAGGTCGAGGAGGTTCATCCACAGGCGGTTAAGCGCATTAAAGAGGTTCCTGCAAGCGTTAAAGGAGACCATGCACGTGACGCTTACAGGATACTTATGGCTTACTTCGCTGGGAAAGAGTAATGAGTGTACCAACTATGAGTATAGAAACAGAGCGTGGTCGCACTAGACTTATCATACGGTGTGACTACAAGGATAAGCACCTAATCAGGATGGCGTCTTTTGGGACATCTACTTGGAGGCGTAAAGACAAAACTCACTCATGTCCTGCGGACCCGGTGATCGCAGCTAGAGTACTGGAGTATATCCCAGAAATAAGGATAGACCAGAGCGTAACAGACTGGTCTGAGCGGATGATACAACAACAGCAAGATGCTATAAAGTCTACTAGAGACCGCAGTCCGCTTACTACTATGCCTCTGGTTCCTTTTCAGATGTCATCTGTTAGGTTTTTATCCACAGCAAGAAGGTGCATCCTCGGACATGAGATGGGGACTGGGAAGACACCTATAAGTTGCGTAGCACTAGACTATGTGGACGCATCTAAGGTGCTGATAGTATGTCCTAACTCAGTCAAGTGGAGCTGGGTAGACCACCTCAGGAAGTGGAGCAGTCAGCGGAACATCTATGTTCTGGAATCGGCGCTTGTTCCTGGTAACCCTGGGGCTTTCGTCCTGGCTGGCAACACCCGTGATAGAGAGGACCACATAGCAAAGACGCTTACGCTCTGTGACGAATGTGTTCTTATCGTTAACTACGCTCAACTGCGAATACACCAGAAGACTTTCAAAGCATTTGATTATGATGTGATCATAGCCGACGAAGCCCACAGAGTAAACAACCGTAAAGCACAACAGACAGAAGCATTTGTTAGTGTAGCCAGGCACGCTGCTTACGTGTGGATGTTAACAGGGACTCCTGTTAGAAATAGATATACTGATCTTTACACTCTGCTGTCTGTATGTGATACCAACAGGTTCTCTAGTTACTGGAACTTTGTTAACATATATATGCAGTCGGTCCCAGGGCTGTTCGGCGGTGTAGAGATCATTGGCCTCAAAGACCCGGAAAGATTCAACTCGATGCTTAGCACGTTCATGTACCGGGTAACCAAAAAAGAGGCGATGCCACAGCTGCCAGACAAGTATTATCAGGACTACAGATTAGTGATGGTGCCGAAGCAACACAAACTATATGCCCAGATGGAGCAGGAATTTCTTATCTCGATAGAGAAACAATTGGAAGACGGGAATAAGTTGGAAACTATTCTACGAGCTCCTAACGTGGCAGCACAACTAATTAGGCTAAGACAAATCTGCCTGACTCCAGAGATACTCGGTGGTCCACCAGAGTCAGCTAAGCTAGAAGCACTCAAGGAGATCATCGAAGACTTAGACGGCAGTTTTATTATCTTCACCTGCTTCAGGAAGTTTATTCCTTACATACAAGAACTACTTGACAGTATGGATATACCCTACGGGGAGATTGTGGGAGGCCAGCCTAGTTGGGAGCGTGCTGAAGCAGAGCGTGATCTTAACTCAGGTGAGATAAGAGCTATCGTTGGAACGATTCAATCTATGGGTGAAGGACTCAACTTACAAACAGCGTCTACTGCTATCTTCTGCGATATAGATTGGGTGCCCGCAGTGAACTACCAAGCAGAAGATAGGATTCATAGAGGTAGTATTACCGAGAGTCCAACTATCATCAGGTTGTTTCATCCGGGGACTGTGGAAGCAGACATACGCTCTACGTGTAGGCGTAAAGGAAAGATCATCGAAGAAACCACAGGCCAGGTGGAAGTAATCCGACAAATGCTTCTTCGTAATAAGAAGAGCTAAGTTTAGCGGGGGCCAGCACAAAAAATAAAACATAAAAGGAGAGTGAAAAACCCACTCCTAATAACAAAATAACAGATAAGCATGGCTGTCTTATTTCAGGGGACGCTGGCCCCTGTTACTACAAAGGAGGGGATGTGATGAACGATAAGGAGTATATCATGATACGTGTAGCTTACCTGGTAGTTATTGCTTTAGTGGTATTCATAGCAGTGATGAATCTTATCAGACTATGAGGGAGNTGAGTGAATGATTAGAGATAGTTTAGGCGATCNGGTTCCGAAGTCTGCTACTATCGTTCGGGCTACAGAGTTACAGCAGTTCTTAAATTGCCCCAGGCAATGGCTCGTACTCAGTCATAACGGGATGAACTTATACCCAGCGAAGTCTTCACCTAAGATGAGGTTAGGCACAGTGTGGCACAGAGCTATGGAGTTCTACTACTCGCCAGACGTAGAAGATGGTAATAGAGCAGAGCTTGGTTGGAAAGGTCTTCAACAAGGCTTTAGTGAGGACCACGCNAAGCTGGAGTTGGAGGTAGGAGCTGGAATAGGCAACCCCGACTTTGTGGAGCTGATGAAGAAAGACGAAGCTCTACTAACAGCTTTGTTCGAGGGGTATCCAGAGTGGGCTAATAACGACGCTCATCCCAGTGACCGCACGCTGACTCCTGTAGCTACTGAGCGGAGATTCTTGGTTCCTATTCTCACAGACAAAGGTAATAAGTCCAGAGCTTACATAGCAGCTAAGGTAGATGCGCTGATGCAGGATAACCTTGGCTACTACTGGATTATGGAGCACAAAACCAGAGGGGTGAGCTCCAGGGTAGATGACCCACAGGGGTTAATCCTGGANTTACAGATTGGTCTNCANATTCTAGCAGTGCGTAGATACTTAGAAACAGTTACGCCCGAAGCTCCACCTTTACGGGGAGTTATCTACAACTTAACCAGAAGACAGAAGCCCAGCTCTAGAGTGAGGTCTCCAATATATGGAAGGCATCAGGTGCTACGTGATTCCACGGATATAGCTATCCTTGAGAGACAGCTCTATAAAGCGTACTTAGAGATGCGGGAGGCTAAGAGAGCGGGGTTAGCTGATGCCAGGTATAATCCGCAGGTGTGGGCTGGAGGTTATTGCACCTGGGGGTGCGCCGCATCTAACGTATGCGAGGCGCTAACAAGAGGAGATGATGTTGAATATTTGCTAAGTGCTGAGTTCCACAAGCGGGATAAAGACATTTGGCAGATGTTGAAAGAAGAACTTGACCAGTAAAGGAGGTGATGATTTGACACAGACACAAGTTGCGGAGAAGGAAGCTCCGTTAAAGGAGCTGACTATGCTCGGTCGTGGGGAGAGGTCCAGAGTGAACATGGTCATCTACGGTAGATCGGGAGCAGGTAAGACTTACCGTGCAGCTACTGCACCTAGCCCTTACCTGGTGGCCTTTGATCCTAAAGGACACGACTCTGTTCCCTTTCAGATCCCAGGTGAGTTAACTGAAACTCTTGCTGATGTGGTAGAACAGGTAGAATGGTTTGAAGCTGGTAACCACATCAAGTACGGGATCAAAACATTCATTGGGGATGGCCTAAACTTTGTCCACGATATGTTTCTCAAGGAAACAGGGGAGTACATGGTTAACACTATGGGAGCTAAGGACCCTGACTTGATGCCTATTGCAGGACAGATGAAGATCCTTAGGGCCTACAAACGGCTTATGCTACGCATAGTTAATCTGACTCAATTGGAGCCAAAGGAACTAAGAGTCCATGTTGTTCTGACTTGCTTAGANGAGCATGTCAAGGACGACGAAAAAGCACCGTTCCAGATTAGACCGCTGTTCGGTTCTAGGAGTATGAACCAGACGTTCCCCGCTTTGTTCTCTACGATAGGGTATATAGAGCCTGTGGGAGAGGACGAGGAAGGGAAACTTACAACTGAGCGTAAGATGCTCTTCACGGAGTACCGTGGTATCCTGGCTCGGGATAGGTTAGGAATCTTTCCGTTAGCAGGAGAAGCTCCTAATCTAAGTGAGTATCTCAAGTAAGGTATAACTGGGGTTCGGTAGCATAAGAGGTAATGCACCCGGTAGGCATACTGAGGTGATTCTGGGTTCGAGTCCCAGACCGAACCTCCATTACCTAATAATTACATTAAGGAGTGAGGACTGTGCGATTTGATTTAACTAATGTAGACGATCAAGGGTATACTATTCTACCCCCAGATCGCTACGCAGTAGTAACCACCGATGACTGGTGGCTTCGTAGGAAGGAAGAGAACGATAACGTCATCATCGACGTTGACGTAGAGATCACCGCAGGGAAGTATAAGGGTGAGACAACTCGTTATTTCCACACGATTACCAACACAGAACAGACTCTCGGTTTCCTTTTACGCTTCCTGAGGTCTATCGGAGTTATCCGGGATGGTGACAGGGACGCAAAGGGTTCTTTAGTGGTGGAGTTCGTTTACGGGGATAAGGATGAGCGAGGTCGTGTGAAGATCAAAGCCATCTCTGTCAACGGGGATGAACGTGCTGTTGCGGGTTACAAAGCAATCGCTGTATTGACTGAATACAAAGACAATGCTGGAGAAAAGCGTAGCAGCATCTCCCGGTTCGAGGCAGTTGCGGAAGATACCCCAGATAGTGGGGGAGCTCCGGTAGGTGGACAGTCGGGTAAGCCTGGTGTGGTATTTCCCTTCTAGAGGAGGTTGAGCTACAGCTGTGGGTCTATGTTAGGACCCACAGCTGTATTAAACTATGACAGATTGGAGTGCATTTCTACGAAGAGTATGGGGATCTTCTACTGGTTGGGTATTTCTTGCCTACGCCGGTGGTGGAAAGTTTAAACATAGAGCATATAAGTACCCCGATCAACTGGGTCTTCTAGTAAACGACGCTGAAGAATTGAATCGTTGGGCTAATGTTTACTTCTGCCCACATTTATTTAAGACTAACACTAATCGTCTAAAGGAGAACGCACTCAGCGGTATAGCAGTATGGGTGGATAAAGACGGTCCACGTGATGGCTTAGAGCCCAGGCCCACGATATGCTGGCAGACATCAGAGGGCAGACACCAAGCCCTGTGGATTTTAGATAAAGTCGCAGAGCCAAAGATACTGGAAAAAGCCTCCAAGTATATGACATACAAAACTAAGTCGGACAAGGGGGGATGGCACCTAGGAAAAGTAATTCGACTGCCTGGTAGTATGAACTTCAAGTACGCACCACCCCAACAAGGTATGATCCTGTGGGATGACGGTCCGGTTTATTCACTCGAAGATCTCGCACCAAAGAAGCAGGTGGATTTAGAGGAGGCTATTGCCAGCGCAAGCGAGTATCATGCACCTCGTATGCCACGTAAGATTCCGACGGTTGCTGAGGCTCTAGTGGGTTACGGTCACCGTATACCTAAGGGTGCTTGGGAGCTGATGCAGCGTGTACCGGCTAAAGATCAAGACTGGTCGGAGAACCTTTGGAAGTTAGAGCGTCTGTTACTTGAAGCAGGATTACCTTTAGAGTATGCCTTTACTGTAGTTAGAGAGTCTCCCTGGAATAAGTACCGCAGGGATAAAAGACCAGACGATCATCTTTGGCAGGAGTTATTTAAAGCGAGCCTGGAGAAAGGTCCCCTTAGGGATAGGCCAGAGGACTTACCCTGGGTTACTTTAGGCGAGCTGATGATTTACTCCGAGAGACCAGAGTGGATGGTAGACGACATTTGGATGGAGAAAAACGTGGGATGGATTGCTGGTATGGGTAAGAGCTACAAGTCTGTATTATCTACAGACTTAGCTTTATCTGTAGCTTCTGGTGTTCCATTCTTAGGAAAATATAAAGTGGAGAAGCCAGGGCCNGTCCTANTGGTTCAGGAAGAGGACCCGCTATGGAGACTGGCTCATAGGATGCAGGTTATGTGTGAGCAAAAGGGAATACGTCTTAGTAGCATGGCGTCCAATGATNACTCGTTTGTAGTAGAGAGCAGCATTACAGGGGCTCCGTTATACGCTTCTGTGGGTGGAGGGTTTCTGTTCAAGGATGAGAAAACGCTAGAGTCCTTAGAGAGGGCTATTGATAGATATAGACCACAGCTTGTAGTGATTGACCCGTTGTTCATGGTAGCTGCTGGTATAGACGAGTACAAAGCGGGAGAGATGGTCGAGCCANTNAACCTNATNAAATATTGGCGTAACACTTATGGTTGCGCTTTTGCTATAGTTCATCACTACCGAAAGGGTGCAGGTAGTGGTAGAGAAAGGTTATATGGATCGATGGCTCTATACTCCTGGTCAGAGAACAGCCTGTTCATTAGTAGAGCAAGCAGTGAAGGGACTGCTATTATGATAGAGAGAGACATTAAAGATGCTATGGTAGAAGATCTCATCTCTGTGGAGTTCTTAGATATAGATGAACGCTACGACTTCCGGGTAATAGCACCGGACAAGGAAGTGGTAAGAGGTCCGGCAGAGTCTAGAGTAATAGCTGTACTTAAAGATGTAGGTCTGGATAGCAGTATAGACAGACAGGGGTTATCCGATGCAGCTGGGGTAAGCACTAAAACTNTTAGTAAGATAGTTCAGAAACTTAGGGATTTGAACCAGGTGTACGTGACCGAGAAAGGTCAGGGTGGTAAGTTAGATATAAAGCCTTTGCCCAAACTGTGGGACATAGCTGACGTTACGGAGTTGATACTATGACAAATCCTTTATGTGACGATTGTACTCTAAACGGGGATTGGGTTAGAGGGACTGGTTGTACTACTGACCCGCTTATTGTATTTGTCGGGGAAGCGCCAGGTTACCATGAGGTAAAAGAGGGACGACCGTTCGTGGGAATGGCTGGTCAGGTTATACGTAGAGTTATTAGTCATGTAGGTATACCTATAGATAAGGTGTACTTCACAAACCTATGTATGTGTAGACCACCGGAGAATAGAGATCCTTCTGCTGAAGAGATACGCTGTTGTTTCCCCAGGCTTGAACATGAGATATGTAAATTATCCCCAAAAATGGTAATAGCGCTTGGAGCTATACCAGGTCGTGTGTTACTGCCAGGAAAGACTTTAAGTACTCACCGGGGTAGAGTAGAGGATACCTGTTTCGGCATACCTGGTGTGCTTACATACCATCCAGCTGCTACTTTATACCCCAAAGGTTCTGCTTTGTTTCCATTCATTTACAAAGACGTAGAGAAGGTCTGGCGGTTCATTCAAGGTAAATCAGTATCCCCGGTGTATAGCGACCCCAATACTAATGTAATTACTATAGATTCAGAAGAGATTATGGAGGGGCTTCTCGCCAGGCTTCAGGGGTTACCTACGGGGACTATGATCTCCTTTGACTGGGAGACCACAGGAACTAAACCGTCAAGGGACGTAGGGTTCTGTATGAGCCTCAGCTGGAAGCCTGGTACTGCAGTAGTGCTACCAGATAGATTCATCCGGCTGTATGCCTCAGAGCTATCAGAGGCCCTGCAGAAGCATAGACTGACGGGATTTAACGTGGCTATGTTCGACTCCAAGTTCAACAAGAAGTTAGGATTACCCTCAGACATTTACGATGATGCTATGCTAATGCACTATGCGCTAGATGAGAGACCACAGCAACGGAGCTTGGAGAACACTACAATAGATGAGTTAGACGCTCCAGCATATGAGACAGAGATGACTGCAGGGTATGATTGTTCTAAGGATGAGATGTTAGAGAAAATTCCTAAAGAAGTTATTTACGAGTACTGCGGTAAAGACGCAGACTGGTCTCTTAGGCTTAGTAATGTTCTGCTCGATAAGCTAAAAGAGACGCCTGTGCTACATACCATGTATCGTTCGCTTCTTATCCCTGCTGCCTGTGCTTTTGCAGAGATACAAGAGCATGGAGTGTGGGTAGACAGAGATAGGCTAAGAGATGTGTCACAGGAGTACTGCGACGAGTCAGAGCACTTTGAGAAAGAGTTATGTAGAGTTACTGGTATTGAGTCGTTCAATCCTAGGTCTCCTAAGCAGGTTCAGACGTATCTGTGGGATACCCTGGGGTTAGACCAACCAGTGATTTACGGTCGTAAGGATCGTTCCGCTAACTCAGAGACAATTGATAAACTGATCGAGGCAGGGGTGGGCGGGGAGTTCCCACAGATGCTTAAAAGTTATCGTAACGCTTATACTTTGTACAGCAGGTATTTAAAACGTATGGATACATACATAGATTCAGACGGGAGAGTCAGAGCGCAGTATCATCTGGACCGCACAGAGACCGGCAGACTATCTACGACTAACCCTGCAATACATCAGACCCCAAGAGAGAGTAAAATACGCACAATTTATGGGGCACCGCCGGGGTTTAAGTTAATCCAAGCGGACTACAGCCAGGTGGAGATGCGTATGGCTGCTCACTGTGCTAGAGATACCAGACTAGCTGGTATGTTCCAGGAACTTGAAGAAATGGGAGCAGACTTTCATACGTTTATGGCATCTAAAGCATTTAAAGTAGCACTAAGCGATGTTACTAAGGATCAACGACAAGCTGCTAAAGTAGTTAGCTTTGGTATTCTGTATAGGATGTCCCCTAAAGGACTGGCAGCAAGGATAGGATTAAGCGTACCAGAAGCTAAAAAGATTATTAGGGATTACGAGGGGCTTATGCCTGGAGTATCCCGGTGGATAAAGGCTACAGAGGCTCAGGTCAGAGGGCGTGGTTATGTGGAAACTATCTTCGGACGGCGTAGAAGATTCCCNTTTGTTACCAACGAGAACTTAGCGGAGCTACTTCGAGAAGCAGTTAATACTCCTATTCAATCTGCGTCTTCTGACCTAACATTACATAACGTAGTGAAGCTACACCATCTGTTTAAAAAGTACTACCCCGAAGTGAAGATAGTGATTATGGTTCACGATGAGATCGACATAGAATGTCCTACACCACTTGTGCCNCAGATAGCCAGGATAGTTAAGCGCACTATGGAGACACCACCATTTGATACAGATGTCCCATTCCCTGTGGAGATTGTGGTAGGGGACCATTGGGGGGAAGGAGAGGAGGTGGAATTATGAGGGGTGACGTAGATATGGATNCTGTGTGTACCGCTGCTATAAAACACTGGGGTGTTATTTCTCAGTTGTTAATGGTAGTAGAGGAGCTATCTGAGCTACAGCAAGCGGTATGTAAATTTTATAGGGGGAAGCCGCATAATGTTGCAGAGGAGATAGCAGACGTAAAAATAATGCTCAGACAGTTAGAGTTTATAACAAGTTGTACTGATGAAGTAAANGAACACATAGACTTTAAACTAGACCGGCTGTGCAAGCAGCTAGGAATATCAGGAGGGATCAAATAGAGGTGCGTAATGAGTGGGAGACTCCACAGTGGTTGTTTGATTGGTTAGATGCTGAGTTTAAGTTCGATTTAGATCCCTGTGCTACACCGCATAATACTAAGTGTAAGCAGTTCTTTACCAAAAAGGATAACGGACTGCTCCAAGACTGGCGGGGCTACCAGTCTTTATTTATAAATCCCCCATACGGTAGAGGGCTNATAGAACCCTGGGTGAACAAAGCAATAATAGAACATAATCGAGGTGGCCCCACTTGTGTCATGCTTCTCCCGTCAAGAACAGGGCAGGAGTGGTTTGGGAGGTGCTTGAAAAGAGCCCACAGAATTATGTTTATGCAGGGTAGGGTGAGTTTTATACCACCGCCTGGAGTTGCAGCTAGTAGTAACAGGGAGGACTCTATCATTGTAGTTTTTAAGGATACCAGGTTGCCCTCAAAGTACTACAGTGTTTCTACAGCACACTTAAAGGGAGAGGAATTTTAATGAGGTTCCACTTCAAAGAGGACAAAGCTACTGAAGCGCAGTTAAGTTACATAGAGGTTCTATTAGCGCACTTGCAGGATCAGGGAGAGAGCTATTATTTAGACGAGTATGAGGTAGGAGATCTTAGTAAGAATGAAGCATCGGAAGTGATCGAGGATCTCAAAAATCTACTAGGTTGGAGTTGAGAGGGACCATTTGGTCCCTCTTTTTTGTTGCTGCACTATTATAATGGTAAACGAGCCTGTTGGTTATTTTCCATACTTAGCAAGGTAGGGCTCCCGTAACTCTTCGGGTAAGCTGATAAGCTGACGTTCCCTTGCAGTCATATTACGTAACTGCACTTCGTATCGTATATCTTTAGGCTCGATCCATCTTCCGAAGTTTACAACTAGCTGCTCCTGCAGCTTCTGGAATCTGTTGTAGTCCTG